TTAAAATGGATAGAAAGGCGATAGGTTTTGAGCTTAAAAAGAGCTATTTCGATTTAGCTAAAAATAACTGCAATGCAGCCATTGAAAGTAAGCAACAAATCACATTATTCTAATGCAAGTAACCACCAATATAGCGCGAATAATGCAAACAAGCAAAGGCGAAAGCATTATTGAAAGAATGATTATTAAACGCTATCAAATGGGCTATTCTCAGTTTGATGTAGCGGACGATATAGGAGTTAATACAGCCACCCTTTCACGTTGGGAAAGTGGTCACTCAGAGCCGAGAATTAGCGAGTTTTTAAAGTGGTGTCAATGTTTACAGATGCCGTTTGAATTTAAACCAAAAGAAGTATGACCGACTTAACCAAAGAAATACGACTTTTAAACCAAAGATTAAAAGAATTAAGAATGCACGAGTTGCTAAGACGAATACTACAAAACCATTGCGTTAATTTAAAGACTAAATACCAATTTGAGTATAAGCAAATACACAGCGGAAAGATTAAGCTAAAGGCTTTAAAAAACGGTGGTATGCAATATTATTGGTACTTAGAGAAAGAGCGTGGAGTGCTGAAAATAGCACACGGCAATAGTGAAAAACAGCTAAGGGAATTTTTTAACTTTTATCAAAATCAATTTAATACTAAGTAAAATGACACAAAAAGAAAGATTAAAAGCATGGTTGGAAGAATACCCAATTCAACCTTTAGAAGCGTGGAAACATTTAGGCATTTACCGACTTGCAGCGGTTGTTCACTTATTGCGTGAAGATGGTTTAAACATTAAAACCGAAATGATAAATGTAAAAAACCAATTTAACGAAGATGTAAAAGTTGCTCAATACACTTTGGAAGAATTAACCGAAAGTAAAGAGCAATTCATCGAAAAATAGTATCTTTGATACATGAACGTCACCACCGTTATACATTTGAATTTTATTTTTGTAATCAATAAAAAAAGCCCTGCTAAAATCTATTGTGGTGATGGTCATTGCGGGGCTTTTTATTTTAAATCCATCACCAATGAACGAAGGCTTTATATTTTTACATCGTAAACTTTTAGAATGGGAGTGGTACTCTGATTTAAAAGTGACACGTTTATTTATTCACTTACTTTTAAAAGCTAATCACAAGCCGAATAAATGGCAGGGAATTGAAGTGCAAAGGGGTGAACATATCACATCATTTGCAAAACTTAGCCACGATACTAAACTTTCAGTTAAAGAAATTAGAACTGCAATTTCTAAACTTAAAAGGACAAACGAAGTAATCACAAAAAGCACAAGCCAAAATACTATAATTCAATTAGTTAATTACGATAAATATCAATCAAAGGCAAGCGAAGGGCAAGCAGAAGGGCAAGCGAAAGGCAAACGAAGGGCAAACGAAGGGCAACAAACAATAATGATTAATAAAGAAAATAATGAAAATACATCTTATGAAAGCAGCAAATCGGTTAACGATTTAATTGAGAATGATGCAATTTCTTTTAATCTTGATTTTACGAAGGATAAATTTAAAACTGAGCAAGCTAATAAAGCGTGGGTAGATTGGCTTGAATACAGATACCAAGAAGGCGAACCTGTCAACCGTAAAAGGCAGCCTTACGTAAAAAAAGAACTTGCTAAACTCGCTACAATAAATGGGCAACTAAATGAAACAGTTTTAATTGAGATAGTAAAAAAGTGCATTGCTATGGGATGGAAAAACTTGCAATTAACCGATGAAATGGAAGCTAAATTAAAGAAATGGCAAGCAGCGTAAAAATAATCGATAGTTGGCAACAGGTAGGCATAGTGCCACGTTCTAACAACTTTAGAAGCACCTGCCCTAATTGCTCAGAAAGCCGAAAAAACAAAAAACAAAAGTGTTTATCTATACACGGCAACGTAGGACATTGCCATAATTGCAAAACAAGCTACATTATAAGCGATTCAGACCGTTCAAAAGACTATGCAAAGGTAAGTATAGACAACAGCCGATTTGGAGACCGTACAGCGCAATATTTAGAAGGTCGTGGAATATCAAGAGACACAGCAGTTTTATACGGTTGCTATGAAACCGACAAAGGGTGGTTAGGCTTTCCACAATACTACTTAGGCAAGATTGTAAACGTAAAGGCGCGAAACATTGAAAAGAAAGACTTTAGGCTTATTCCAAATGCAATGCTATCTTTTTTCGGCTTTAATCTTATTGATGGCAGCGAAACAGATATTTATATTACAGAAGGTGAAATAGATGCACTTACGATAAAAGAAGCAACAGGGCAAGCAGCTTTAAGCATACCAAATGGAGCAAAAAACATAGGATTTCTTGATGATGTTTGGGATATGATTAAACACGCTGAGAACTTTCATATTTTCGGTGATGCTGATGCCGATGGTGTAGAGTTTAGAGATGAAATTAGCAAGCGGTTAGGGCGTGATAAATGCTACTATTACGAATACCCTGAAGATTGCAAAGATGTAAACGATGTACTTTTAAAGCATGGCAAAGAAAAAGTACAAGAGATATTAAGCACACCTTCACAATATCCAATAAGGGGCATCTTAGACACAAGCCATTTAATTGAAGATGTTTACAAGCAATTCTTAAACGGCTACCCTGAAACATACAAAACAGGGCATGAAAATTTTGATAAACATTTTAGCACGGCAAAAGGGCAAGTTACAACGGTTACAGGAGTGCCCGGTCATGGAAAGTCTGAATTTATAGATGAAATTGTTTACAGGCTCTTTTGTAAATACAATTTAACAACGTTTTACATAAGTTCAGAAAAACCACCTAAAGACCATTACAGGCAAGTAATTGAAAAGGTAGCTAAAAAGAAAATGCACACTTTTAAAGGTGAGCAATTAATGAATGAAAACGAGTTTCAAGATTCCTACAAAAAAACAAATGGATACTTTTTCTTTTATGACCCTGTACAAATGGAAGCTAAGATTGATGATATTATTGAAGCAGCTAAACAAATACAAAGGCGATACGGATTAGATGTAGTTGTTATTGACCCTTGGAATTGTTTGGAAGATGTAAGACCTTCAAATGTTAGCGAAACCGAATGGGTTAGCCAAGTTTACGCTAAATTAACAAAGTTTGCCAAGCTTAGAGATTTGCACATTTTTTTAATTGCCCACCCTAAAAAGATGCAGACAAAAGAAGGTCAGCCCGATGTGCCCACGTTGTACGATATAAGCGGTTCAGCGCATTTTTACAATAAGACAGATAATGGAATTACTGTTTATAGAAATGCAGGCGATGGAGTGGAAATATTCATACAAAAAATACGCTTTCAAGAATACGTAGGTAAGCCAAGTTTTAAGCCTTGTGTTTTTGTTTATGAACGCAATACAAGAGTTTATAAGGAGAACGAAGTGTTAACAAATACAGACTTTGAATTTTGAAATGCCCCGCGATAATATGGGTATTTGACACTAAAACAGGCGAGTATGTTTGTTGGATATGTAAAGCACGGTTTAAAAATATGAAGGCAAGTGGCTCACCATTTGAAAAAGATTTAAAGAAATACTGCAATTCATCGAAGGTTTAAGGTAGTTTATCGAAATAAGATAAAACTGTATAACAATCGTTTTACTTTTACATCATCAAACAAAAACACAATAAAATGAAATCTGTAATAGTGAAATTAGTAAGATGCAACAAAGAGTTTTCAGAAGAAAATGGGTTGATGAATTTGTGTCATACTTTAGATTCAATTAAACATCCTTATCAGGTATTCAAAAATGGCGAAAGATTAAGCTACAATTGCTATCCTTCTACTAATAAAGATGGTGAAGTAGTTGTTGAATTTTCAGGTGAATCATTTGTTTTTGAAGACGAGAAATTAATTTGTTAATCTATGAATTGGAACAATAGATTTAAAGCAATGAAGTCAAGGTTAGGATTGACTAACTCCAACATTGCTAATATAACAGGTAATAGTGCTGATTCTGTTAAATCGGTTACTCAACCAAATAAAGAAATACTGCAATTCATCGAAGGTTTAAGGTAGTTTATCGAAATAAGATAAAGCTGTATAACAATTAACAAAAACATTGAATTTAAAAAATTAAAATGAAGATACTTAATTTATACGCTGGAATAGGTGGAAACCGTAAATTGTGGGGCGATAAACACGAAATAACAGCAGTTGAATTTGATGAGAAAATAGCAGAAAAATATCAAGAGCTTTATCCTAACGACAAAGTAATAGTAGCGGATGCTCACGAGTACCTTTTAAAACATTATACAGAGTTTGAAGATGGGTTTGTGTGGTCGTCTCCGCCCTGCCAAACCCACAGCAAAGCAAACTATTTTATTAACTATATTACGGAAAGCAGATACCCTAAAATGGAATTATGGCAAGAGATAATATTTTTAAAAACATTTTGCAAGGGTAAATTTTGCGTTGAAAATGTAAAAGCATATTATGAGCATTTTATACATCCAACAGCAGTAATAGGTAGGCATTATTTGTGGGCAAATTTTAAAATTCCACCAATAGAACAGCCAAAAGGTGAAGTTGGCACAATGATGAAGCAATACGCAGGAACGCATAAACACGCACATAGTAAACCATTAACGGAAAGGAATATGGTAAACGCTAATTTAGGATTACATATATTAGAAAGAGCTCAAGGTATAATTAAATCAAATGTAATTAAACAAGGTAGTTTATTTTAATTGCCCATAACAGATAATATCCAATGATTGCCCTTTTTAGTAACTTTGAACTATGATTAATGCAGTATTAACCCGAATAGACAAGGCTGAAACGCAAACTTTAGGGAAGCTTGATATTTTTGATGGTGATGAGTTAATTTATAGCTGTAAAACTTTAGAATTAGAAGTAGATAAAAACCAAGTGCGCGATGATGCTATACCTAATGGCGAATATCAAGTAGTGCCACGATGGAGCGAAAAGTACAAAAACCATTTTCATATCACCAACGTACCTAATCGAAGCTACATCTTAATTCATGCTGCAAACTATTCAAGGCAACTATTAGGTTGCATTGCTGTTGGTCGTGAGCATATTGATATTGATGGTGATGGGTTAAAAGATGTTACTTCGAGTAAGGCAACTATGCAAGACCTTAACGAGCTAATCAAAGTGCCATTTAAATTGGTGATTATATGAGTAAAGTAGCGGAATTTATAGGTAAAATAGCAAGCTCAGGGGCTACAAATGTGCTTGATAGTGTTGCAAATAATATTGACCAATTCGTTGAAACGAAAGACGAAAAGCGCGAAGCCTTACAAGCCCTTGCAGTTGCTCAGATAGAACTTAATAAACAAGAAGCAAAGCATAGAAATGTATTTGTTTCGGGGTGGAGACCATTTGTAGGTTGGATATGTGCAATAGCCTTAGCGTATAACTTCATTGTGCGCGATTTAATGGCGTGGATAATACTCAACACAGGCGAAGCTATTACATTACCGCCTGCGTTAGCTATGGAGCATTTAATGACAATTCTTTTAGGTATGTTAGGCTTAGGTGGTTTAAGAACTTATGAAAAGCAAAAGAAGCTCACAAAATAGCATTAGAATAGAGTGGAAAAGCCCTTACTACTACATCTTTGAAAAAATAGACAACTACAAAAAGCCTAAAGAGTTGTGGAAATCAAAAAACCTTAATGAGATTAACTATAAATTTAAGCAGTTCATCCAAACAAAGGTTTAGTTCATCGAAATAAGTGTTGTACTTTGGTAAGTGGTTATATATTTACACCATCAAACAAACAAAGATGAACACTTTTAACATGGAAAATTTAACTTTTGAGCTTACATGGATAAGCAACGGTCACAACTACTCTCAAGACTTTGAAACTTTTGAAATGGCTTATAATGAGTATAAAAAAATGGTGCAACTAAATGTAAGCCTTAAAGTTTATACAGAAAAGCATAAAAATTGGGATTATCAAGTATGCAGCGGCAATAAAGAAGATTATGTGATGTATGTGGCTAAAGATGCTAAGAATTGCAAATCAGGCGCATGGGGTACTGTTGGCAGATTTGTAAGTATGCTAAACGGTAGAAATTATCTTTAAGTAATTAATTAACCCTTTAAATAACCTTTTAAACCTTTAATCTCGCAAGCGCAACACCTTTTAGAAGAAGTCCGAAAGGTGGTTTTTAAAACCTATGACTAAACAAGAAGCTATAACCTTTTGCAGAGCGAATACAATGCGACAAACAAGCGTGTTAGGATATGCTCAGATAAATTGCCCTTTGGCTTATGCTGAATACTTTAAAAGGCGTAACCCTTTTAAATCATTGCACGAATACTTTAATATGATTTGGAGTTATGAAACTAAATACTACTACGATTTAAAACAGTGTTTTTTTTATAGGGAAGAACAACTTATAAGAGAAAACAAGAAGTTAGCGCAAAAATATGATAATGTCAAGTGATTAGTACGTTTTCATCATATGTTTTGTTTGTGCCCTGTATGTCGATGATGTGCAGGGCTTTTTTTTTATTTTGTTACCTTTGAATTAATTAATTAATCTATATTAATTCTAAATAGTGCCCGACGGTCGAAGAAATAACGGTGGACATTCCACAAAAGGTAAAGCAGGGCGAAAGCCTAAAACCGACGAAGAAAAGAAACTTGAGTTAATAAGCGCGTCTATACCGACAAGCGAAATAATAGAACTATGTGCTAAACAAGCAAGAAAGGGCAACATGAAAGCTATTGAGTTATTGCTTTATTATGTAATAGGCAAACCAAAAGAGCAAAAAAGCCTTGACGTTAATTTCTTAGACGTTAAACCTATTGAGTGGGTAGATGAAGCTTAATAAAAAGTTTCAGCCGCTTTGGCGTAATGATACGCGTTACTTTATTGTAACCGGTGGTAGGGGTTCGGGCAAGTCTTATGCAGTAGGTACTTTTATTGAGAACCTATTATTTCAGCAAGGTCACAAAGTGTTATTTACACGTTATACATTAACGGCAGCAAGTAAATCTATTATACCTGAGTTTGTAGAGAAAATAGATGTGCAAGGGCATAATAATGTTTTTGATGTTACTAATAACTCTATAAAAAATATTGCAAGCGGTTCTGAGATTATATTTAGTGGAATCAAAACAAGTAGCGGAAATCAGACAGCTAACCTTAAATCTTTGCAAGGGGTTACCACTTGGGTATTAGATGAAGCTGAAGAGTTAGACAGCCCCGAAGTATTTGATAAGATTGATTTAAGCGTTAGAGAAAAAAACATACAAAATAGGGTTATTCTAATACTTAACCCTGCGCTTCGTGAACATTGGATTTACAAGCGGTTCTTTTTAGATGCTAATGTAGATGAAAACTTCAACGGTGTTAAAGTCGATGTAACCTATATCCATTCAACATATTTAGATAACAAAACTAACCTACACGAAAGCTTTATTAAACGTGCTGAACAAATGAAGGCGCACGATTATCAACTCTATGTTCATGTAATGTTAGGGAGTTGGTTAGACACGCTTACAGGTCGGTTATACAGTAACCTGCAAGAGTATCAAGACTTACCACAAGGCGAAGCGGTTATGTATTGCGATACAGCCGACACAGGCGAAGATTATCTTTGTGCAATAACAGCGGTTAAAACTAATACAAGCCTTTATATTACTGATGTGGTTTACACTAAAGAGCCACAAGAAATAACAGAAAGTTTAGTAGCTCAATTAATAATAAACAACAAAGTAAACAGGGCTATTATAGAAAGTAATAACGGTGGGCGTGGCTTTGCGCGTAGTGTGCAGCGTGTTTTAACCGATGTTAATTGGCGTAAAACTAATATAACCACTTATCACCAAAGCGCAAATAAGAATACTCGTATAGTAACCAACTCTTCAAACGTGTCGTTAAATT